CTAAACTACAATGGTCAAACTGGAGTTTCAACTTCTGGTGCTTTTGCAGTATCACTTGCTGGTTTAGTATCTGGTTATGAATTATTTGAAAATACTGATCAGTATCAGGCAGACTTCCTGCTAATGGGATCGGCAAACTATGCAAAAGAAACTGCACAAGCACTCGCCAACAAATTGATTTCTGTTGCTGAAATAAGAAAAGATGCTATTGCATTCATTACACCATATAGATTAGCATTCTTAAATGATACTGCTGCTGGTTCAGTTACTGTTAATTCGGATGCAACAATTACTGATAATGTAATTAGTTTTTATTCACCAGTTACTTCTTCATCATTTGCTGTATTCGATAGTGGATACAAGTACATGTATGATAGATTTGCTGATACCTTCCGTTATGTTCCATTGAATGGTGACATCGCTGGACTGTGTGCTAGAAATGATATCAATAACTTCCCATGGTTCTCGCCTGCAGGAACTCAAAGAGGTGCAATCCTCAACGCAGTAAAACTTGCTTATAATCCAAGCAAGACTCAAAGAGATAAACTCTATTCAAATAGAGTTAATCCAGTTATCTTCTCTCCTGGAGCAGGTATTACACTCTTTGGTGACAAGACTGGACTTGGTAAGGCATCTGCTTTCGATAGAGTCAATGTTCGTAGATTGTTCATCTACCTTGAGAATGCAATCTCTGCAGCTGCAAGAGATCAGATGTTTGAATTTAACGATGAAATCACAAGAACAAACTTTGTAAATACTGTTGAACCTTTCCTCCGCGATGTTCAAGCGAAGAGAGGTATCTTTGACTTCAGAGTTATCTGTGATGAAACAAATAATACTGCCGCAATCATTGATAATAATGAGTTTGTTGCAGACATCTTCGTAAAACCTGCAAGATCAATTAACTTCATTGGTCTTACCTTTGTTGCCACCAGAACTGGTGTTTCGTTCGATGAAGTAGTCGGTACTGTTTAATTCTAATTAAAGGAACCAAAAACCATGGCAGAACAATTCAATAGACCCCCACTAAGAACAATCACTGGTTTCAAAAGTAAACTAGTTGGTGGCGGCGCAAGACCTAATCTATTTGAAGTAGAACTTGCTTTCCCTGATAATCTTGGCATTGCCAATGACGTAAAGGAAAAATCAAGATTCTTGGTTAAGGCAGCTGCACTGCCTGCTTCCAATATTACTCCAATTGAAGTTAATTTCAGAGGAAGAATTCTCAAAATTGCTGGTGATAGAACGTTTGATACCTGGACAATTACAGTCATCAACGATACCGACTTTATTATTCGTTCCGCATTTGAAAAGTGGATGAACTCTATTAATAAATTATCTGATGGAACTGGTCTTCAAAATCCAGTAGATTATCAGGCAGATGCATATGTTCACCAATTAGATCGTGACGGTTCAACTCTAAGAACTTATCAGTTCTATGATTTATTCCCAACTAACATTAGTCAGATTGATCTTTCTTATGAAACCACAGATACACTAGAAGAATTCACTGTAGAAATGCAGGTTCACTGGTGGAAGGCAATTGCTGGTTCAGTTGGTGGTGAAAGTATTGAGTAATAAATAGAGTATAACAAGTAGTTCACAGATTATAATGGCAAAACTTTTTGGTTTTTCAATTGAGAATGAGAAAAAACCCGACTCTGTAGTGTCCCCCGTTCCTCAAAACAATGAGGACGGGGTTGACCATTTTATACAGAGCGGGTTTTATGGTCAGTACGTAGATATTGAAGGTGTATATAGAAATGAATATGATCTAATTCGTAGATATCGTGAAATGGCACTTCATCCAGAGTGTGATGCTGCCATTGAAGATGTTGTCAATGAAGCAATTGTTAGTGACTTGTATGATTCTCCCATTGAAATTGAATTATCAAATTTAAATGCAAGCGATAAAATCAAATCAGTTATTCGTCAAGAGTTTAGACACATTAAGGAACTCATGGACTTTGATAGAAAGTGCCATGAGATTTTTAGAAATTGGTATGTTGATGGGAGACTTTATTATTTAAAAGTTATCGATGTTAAAAGTCCCGAAAGTGGTATTCAAGAAATTAGATATATTGATCCTATGAAAATGAAAGCCGTAAGGCAAATGAAAAAAGAACCAAATGATGGTAGAAATAACCCTTTGGTTAGAAAACAAGAAAGCGAAACTAATATTTTAAATACAGAGATTGAAGAGTATTACATCTATACTCCAAATCCAAGTTATCCATTGGGTAATTTTTCTTCAAGAAGTTCTAACGCACAAAAATCAATTAAGATTGCTAAAGATTCTATCACATATTGTACATCTGGTCTTGTAGATAGAAATAAGGGATCTGTTCTTTCCTATCTCCATAAAGCAATTAAGGCTCTCAACCAGTTAAGAATGATTGAAGATTCGCTGGTTATTTATCGTTTATCTCGTGCCCCAGAGCGTAGAATTTTTTATATTGATGTTGGTAATCTTCCAAAAGTAAAAGCAGAGCAATATCTACGCGATGTAATGTCTCGTTACAGAAATAAACTTGTGTATGATGCAAACACTGGTGAAGTTCGTGATGATCGTAAATTCATGAGTATGCTTGAAGATTTTTGGCTTCCAAGAAGAGAGGGTGGTCGTGGTACAGAAATCACAACACTTCCCGGTGGTCAAAACCTAGGCGAACTTTCTGACATTGAGTATTTTCAAAAGAAACTCTATAGAGCACTTGGAGTCCCAGAATCTAGAATTGCTTCTGATGGTGGATTTAATCTAGGTCGTTCTTCAGAAATTCTTAGAGATGAACTTAAGTTTTCTAAGTTTGTTGGAAGATTAAGAAAACGTTTTGCGAACATGTTTAATGATATGCTTCGTACCCAATTAATTCTAAAAAATATTATTACTCCAGAAGATTGGGAAAGAATGGAAGATCATATTCAATATGATTTCATTTATGATAATCAATTTGCAGAACTTAAGGAATCGGAATTGATGAATGAGAGACTTGGACTTGCAGCAACAATCGAACCTTACATTGGAAAGTATTATTCTGTTGAGTATGTTCGTAAAAAGATTTTACGTCAAACTGATGCTGAAATTATTGATATCGATAAGCAAATTGAAAAAGAAATTAAAGATGGGATTATTCCTGATCCAAACTCAGTCGATCCAATAACTGGAGAACCATTACCACAAGATGGTGCTGGATTAGATATGAGTATGGGTGAAGTTCCAACAGAACCAGATCTGGAGCAACAATCTGCTGACGTTGATGCACAATTGCAAAAAGATACCAAAAAGGCAGAGATATAAATAAAATATACTGTTATATAAAATTTTTATGGAAGACATTGTCGATTTGATTGCAACTGATTCTGCTGCTTCTGATATTACTGACAAAATTAAAGAACTTTTGTTTAGTAAAGCAGGAGAAAAAATCGAAGGACTTCGTCCAGCAGTTGCTAATACTATGTTTGGTGAGAATGAAGAACTTGATGCCACTGAGCCTAACGAGGATCAAGAATAATGATAACAAAAGTTTTAGCGAATGAATTAAATTTACCAACAACAACTGGTGCTGCAACTAGTTTTAGTGAGGCAACTGTAGTTCGTCTTGTAAACACTGATACAAATTCACGTATTGTCACAATTGTACAATCTCAAGACGGGACTGGTGTTGGATCAATTACAATGCCCCCAAATTCAGTTGAATTTCTTGTAAAAACAGCAAGTCACTGTGTATTTGCTAGTAGTGCTCTTGTAAGAGGAACAAAAGTAGGATTTACAAATTAAGAAAATGAAACTCATCACAGAAGAAGTATCAGACATTAAATTTATCACCGAAGGAAAAGGTGCCGAAAAGAAAATGTATATTGAGGGAATTTTCCTTCAAGGAGATATTTGCAACCGCAATGGACGCATGTATCCCATGAGTACTCTTTCAAAAGAAGTACAAAGATATAATGAAACCTTCGTTCAAAAAGGTCGTGCTCTTGGAGAACTTGGTCATCCAGATGGTCCAACTGTAAATTTGGACAGGGTATCACACAAGATTGTTTCTCTTACTCAAGAAGGAAATAACTTTGTTGGTAAGGCACAACTTCTCGAAACCCCAATGGGTAAAATTGCAAAATCTCTCATTGGTGAAGGTGTTACTCTCGGTGTTTCTTCTCGTGGTGTTGGATCACTTAAAATGACCAACGAAGGTCATAAAATTGTTGGCGAAGATTTTATGCTTGCAACTGCAGCTGATATCGTTGCCGATCCTTCTGCTCCTGATGCTTTTGTTCAGGGAATTATGGAAGGTAAAGAGTGGGTTTGGGAAGGTGGTATTCTTCGTGAAAGACTTGCAGAGCAAACCCAAAAGAGAATTAATACTCTCATTGATCAAAAAGTATTAGAAGAGCAAAAACTTTCCTTGTTCCAAGACTTTTTATCAAATCTTTAATTTATAAATAAATATAGATTATATTTAAAAAATCTAACAAACAAATGTCCGTTGGTAGCAATTTACAAGAAATGGAAAACGTAGTAACCAAAGGAGCAAAGGCAGCCGATCCCATGCCAAAGTTGGATCTGGATACCCCAGGTCAAACTGCAAGTTGGGAAGATCTTGGCGGACCAACTCCAGAAAATTACAAGTCCGACGATGATTCGGCAAAACTAAAAGAACCTAGTGCAACCCTTAAGCAAGTTAAGGATGTTGTAACTAAAGGTGCTAAGCCTGCCGAGGCAATGCCTGCTGGTATGAAGGAAGAAACTGAAGCAGAAGAGGATGAAGTCCTTGAAGATGCTGAGGAAGAAGTTCTGGAAGTAGAAGCAGAAGGCGAAGAGGTTGCCGAAGAAGAGGAAGAGGAAGAAGAAGTCGCTGAAGAGACTGAAGCAGAATTCAGTGTCGAAGAAGATGTTCAGGCACTCTTCACTGGTGAAGAGCTTTCCGAGGAGTTCCAAGAGAAAGCACGTACCATTTTCGAAACTGCTATTAAGACAAAGGTTGCCGAAGTTAAAGAGCAAATTGAATCTCAATACGAAGCAGCACTGATTGAAGAAATTCAATCAATTAAAGAAGAGTTGACAGATCGTGTTGATGCATACCTTGAGTATGTTGCTGATGAGTGGATCGCAGAGAACACTCTAGCAATTGAGCACGGTCTGAAGACTGAAATGACCGAATCATTCCTTGCAGGAATGAAGAGTCTTTTTGAAGATCATTATGTATCAATCCCTGAAGATAAATATGATGTTATCGAGAGTATGGTAGATAAGCTTGATGAAATGGAGACTAAACTCAACGAGCAAATTCAAAGAAATGTTGCTCTTAATAAGAGATTAGCAGAGTCCACATCCGACGTAATTTTTGCTGAGGTATCCGAAGGTCTAGCACTTTCGCAGAAGGACAAACTCGCTTCTCTTGCAGAAAATGTTGAGTTTGATAGTGAAGCTAACTATCGTGAGAAACTAGTTAAGTTGAGAGAATCATATTTCCCAACTAACGCTGGTACTCAAAGAAGCAAAACCGAAACAGTATCGGAAGAAGTAACATCTGAAGAGCAATCGATTCAAGAATCATATTCTCCAATGATGTCTGCATATCTTCAGACACTCGGCAGAGCTGCTAAAAAGTGATCTCTTTATCATAAAAAATCAAACTATAACACTTCCAAAGAGGTAAAATCAAATGCAAATGTTCAATACCGAGCATCTGCAGGAGAAGTGGGCACCAGTTCTAGACTATGATGGTCTTGATCCTATTAAGGATTCCCATCGCAGAATGGTTACCGCAGTTCTCCTGGAGAACCAAGAAAGAGCAATCCGCGAAGAGCGCGAATTCCTCTATGAAGCACCAACCAATGGCACCGGTTCATCTGGTGGCACCGCAGGTTTCTCTGCCACTGCTTCTTCCCCAACCGCAGGTTTCGACCCTGTTCTGATCTCACTGATCAGACGCTCAATGCCTAACCTGGTCGCTTATGACCTCGCTGGCGTTCAACCAATGAACGGTCCTACTGGACTTATCTTCGCAATGCGTTCACGCTATGCTAACCAAACTGGCGCTGAAGCATTCTTCAACGAAGCAGATACTTCCTGGTCCGCAACCAGTGCAAGCAGACTTCCTGGAGACGTTGGTTCTGGATACACCCAAAATGAGGGTGCTCTTACCGGCGGCGCAGTTGGTTTCGGTACTACCGCTACCCCATCAGCATTCAACCCTGCTGCTCTTAACCCAGAGGGTTCACAAGCTGCTGGTACATACCCAACTGGTCGTGGTATGGACACCGAAGATGCTGAAGCACTTGGCGACGGCACTGCTGGTGAATTCAACCAGATGGCATTCTCGATTGAGAAAGTCACTGTTACCGCTAAGTCACGTGCTCTGAAGGCAGAATACAGCCTTGAGCTTGCACAAGACCTTAAGGCAATCCACGGCCTGAATGCTGAAGCGGAACTCGCAAATATCCTCTCAACTGAGATTCTTGCTGAGATCAACCGCGAAGTTATCAGAACCGTTTATAAGGTTGCTGAGTCTGGTGCTCAAACCAACGTTGCTACCGCTGGTGCTTTCGACCTCGACGTTGACTCTAACGGTCGTTGGTCAGTTGAGAAGTTCAAGGGTCTTATCTTCCAAATCGAGCGCGATGCCAACGCAATCGCACAAAGAACTCGTAGAGGGAAGGGTAACATGATCCTCTGCTCCGCTGATGTTGCTTCGGCACTCACCATGGCAGGCGTTCTTGATTACACCCCTGCACTCAACGCTAACCTCAACGTTGATGACACTGGTAATACCTTTGCTGGTGTTCTCCAAGGTAAGTACAGAGTATACATCGATCCATATTCTGCTAACCTTGCTGCTGATCAGTACTACGTTGTTGGTTACAAGGGTTCCAGCCCATATGACGCTGGTCTCTTCTACTGCCCATATGTTCCTCTCCAAATGGTTCGTGCCGTTGGCGAGAACACCTTCCAGCCAAAAATTGGCTTTAAGACCCGTTATGGTCTTGTTGCCAACCCATTCGCTGAGGGTACAAGCGCAGGTCTTGGTCGCCTTGCTGTTAACGCTAACCGTTACTACAGAAGAGTCAAGGTTCAAAACCTCATGTGATTTAATTCACAAGATCATAACGAGAGGGGCATGTGCCCCTCTTTTTTTATCTAAATAAAAATAAAACCATTAGTAAGATGAAACCAACCCCAAGAGAAGCAAAGGTAATTCACGAACACTATGAAAGAGTAGTTGAGCATCTCATCAATGAAGGTTATGCTGCCGATAAAGATGGTGCAGATAGCATCATTCATGGTATGAGTGAAGAGTGGTATAATTTAATTATTGCTGAATGATAAATGGCATCTGCTTTTGACAAACAAATACAAAATAGAAATTTTCTTTCGCCAGTTGGGTTTAGATTTACCCTGGCAAAATATCCAAAAGTTTCTTTTTTTGTAACATCTGCTAGACTGCCAGAAATTACACTCGGAACAGCGATTCAACCATCATATCTTAAGGACCTCGATATTCCTGGAGAAAAGTTGGTTTATGGTGATTTTAATTTGAGATTCTATGTTGATGAAAACATGGAAAATTATATGACCATTCATAATTGGTTAACTGGTCTTGGATTTCCAGAAACCGCACAACAATACATCAACGTAACAACAAATGATGATGCTCTTAGAGATCCAAAAGAGGCATTTAGTGATGGTACGCTAAGGATTCTCAATAGCAATTATAGAGATACTGCTTTAGTTAAGTTTAAGGATTTATTTCCAATTGCAATATCATCTTTAGAATTTGAATCTTCAGATACTGACATCAACTACTTTACAGCAGACGTAACTTTCAAGTATACTGTCTATAATATCCTAGGAACTGACGGCAATCCTTTATGAATCTTGATGAAATTCAGGAGATGTGGCAGAGAGATTCTGTCATTGACCCTGATAATTTACACGATGAATCTTTAAAAATTCCTCAACTTCACGCAAAGTATTATACACTCTATAATACTATTACTCTTTTGCGCGAAAAAGCAAGGGAAACCTACAATAGAGTTAAGTTAGAACGTTATAATTACTACACTGGGAAGGCACCAGCAGAGGTTTATATTGAAGAACCTTTTCCATATAAAGTTAGAGATAAAGAGGCACTACAAAGGCATATGGATGCTGACGAGAAGTTGAACAAGATAGATCTTAAAATCCGATATTATGACATCATGTTAAAGTTCCTTGAGGAAATTATTAAAACAGTTTCAAATAGAACTTTTCAAATTAAAAACGCAATTGAGTGGAATCGTTTCCAATCTGGTTTCAACTGAGACAATAAATACCCATAGGTGATACTTATGGGTTATGTCTCATTTGGTTATTTCTAAAAAGAACGAAGTATATCTTCAAATAAAAGCAGAACCGCATGTCTATTACGAACTAGCAGATCAGTTCACATTTGACGTGCCAGGCGCAAAATTTATGCCTCAGTATCGCAACAAATACTGGGATGGAAAAATTCGTTTATTTAATACGCAGACTGGTGAGATTTATGTAGGTCTGTTGGATAAAATCACACATTTTTGTGAGACTCATAATTATAGTTTTGAATTTGTAAATAATAAGTTCTATGGTTTACCATTTGAAGTCAATGATATGATTTCAAAAGAAGGTGTAAAAGATTATATGAATTCTATCTGCAAGTATTCTCCCCGTGAATACCAAGTTGAGGGAGTATACGACGCCCTAAGACATAATAGAAAGCTGCTGATATCTCCAACTGCTTCTGGAAAGTCTCTGATGATATATTCGATTGTGAGATATTACGTTGAGAAAGGACAAAATACTCTGATAGTCGTGCCAACGACTTCCCTTGTAGAACAGATGTATAAAGACTTTGAAGATTATGGGTGGGATGTCGGTTCATATTGCCACAAGATCTATGCAGGAAAAGAAAGAGAGACTGACTCACAGGTTATCATTACAACCTGGCAGTCCATCTACAAACTTCCCCGTCAATACTTTTCAAGATTTAATGTGGTTGTTGGAGATGAAGCACACCAGTTTAAGTCTAAGTCTCTAATATCTATAATGTCTAAACTTTCAGATGCAAAATATCGTTACGGTTTTACCGGTACTCTGGATGGTACACAGACGCATAAGTGGGTATTGGAAGGTCTCTTTGGTCCTTCATATAAGATTATCAGAACAGAAGAACTGATGAAGAAGGGTCATGTTGCTAAGTTAGATATCAATGTTCTTCTATTGAAACACTCACCACATAAGTTTGAAAATTTTGAAGAGGAAGTCCAATACATTATCAACCATGAAAGACGTAACAAATTTATACGAAATCTTGCCCTTGATCTTAAAGGTAACACTTTGATTCTCTTCTCAAGAGTAGAAGGTCACGGCCAACCTCTTTATGAATTAATAAATAGTAGCAAAACTGATGAACGTCATGTGTTCTTTGTTCATGGTGGGGTCGCTACTGAAGACCGCGAAAAAGTAAGAGAAATCACCGAAAAAGAAAATAACGCAATCATTGTTGCTTCTTATGGGACATTTTCTACGGGGATTAACATTAAAAATTTACACAACGTTATCTTTGCTTCACCTTCAAAGTCTAGAATTCGTAATCTCCAAAGTATAGGAAGAGTTTTAAGAAAAGGCAACAATAAAACAAAGGCAACTTTGTATGATATTGCTGATGATATTAGTTACAAGTCAAGAAAAAATTATACACTCAATCACCTAATAGAAAGAATAAAAGTTTATAACGAAGAAAATTTTAATTATGACATTGTAAACATACCGCTTAAAAACTAATGGGAGATGAATTTCACGCTGCAATAAAATTAATTTCTGGGGAAGAAATATTTGCCCTCATCTCAATAGATGAAAATGATGGTGATCCAATTTTGTTGTTACAAAATCCAGTTATAATGAAAGTTTTAGAAAGCCCCCATGGAACTTATGTCAAAGTAAAACCGTGGATGGATATCCCTACCGATGATCTTTTTGTTTTAAAATTAGATAAAATTATTACTATGAGTGAAGTTAATGATAAAAAAGTTATAGGATTCTATGAAAAATATCTTAGAGATGAAGACGATGATGCAAGTGAATTTTCCGAACCAAATAAAGTAAATATTTCAAATAAGATGGGTTATGTCTCTTCTGTAGATGAAGCGAGGAAGAAACTTGAAAGAATCTTTAAAGGTATTAAAGAAAGCTAATGTCTCATCTTCAAACCTAACAAAGGTATTCTACTTAGATTTGCCAAAGTTGTCAAGTCTTTAAAATATGGTATAATATACATAACATTTTTTAATTGAATAACAATGTCATGCCAAAAAAGAAATCAGAACATTATGTCAACAACAAGGAACTTCTAGAAGCATTGATCGTTTATAGATCAAAAGTAGAAAAAAGTTTTTTTGAACTCAATGGTAGAGAACCTACTAGAGAAGATAGAGCAAAGCATTGGAAAGGTAAACCAACCATTCCAAATTATCTTGGAGAATGTTTTCTCAAAATCGCAACTCATCTTTCTTATAAACCCAATTTCGTGAACTACATGTTCCGCGATGATATGATTTCTGATGGCATAGAAAATTGTATTCAATATATTCACAATTTTGATCCAAGTAAAAGTACAAATCCCTTTGCTTACTTTACCCAAATTATTCACTACGCATTTTTGAGAAGAATACAAAAGGAGAAAAAGCAATTAGAAATCAAAACTAAGATTATTGAGAAGACTGGTTTTGATGAGGTTATGATGGTTGACGATAGCTTGCTTTCTGGGCATAGTTCAGACTATAATAGTATTAAGGACGCTATTCAGTATAAATCTCGATGAAGGTTGCCATAATTACGGATACCCATTACGGTGCCAGAAAGGGTTCAAAACATCTACATGACTATTTTGAACTCTTTTACAACAATGTTTTTTTTCCTGCTATGGAAAAGCATGGAGTAAAAACAGTCATTCACATGGGAGATGCTTTCGATAGTCGCAAATCTATTGACTATCAAAGTCTTGAATGGTCAAAGAGAGTTGTTTTTAATCCTTTGAAAAAATACGATGTTCATATGATTGTTGGTAATCATGACACGTACTATAAAAACACGAATGAAGTCAATTCACCAGAACTTCTTCTTCAAACTTATACCAACATTAAAACTTATAGTAAAGCCACTGAAGTAAATGTTGGTGGATTAGATATTTTATTTTTACCCTGGATTAATCAAGAAAATGAAGAATCATCTCTTAAAACTATCAAAAAGACTTCTTGCAAGGTTGCGATGGGGCACCTTGAACTCCAAGGATTTAGAGTTAATAGACAACTCATCATGGAGCATGGTTTGCAAAGCGAACTATTTGAGGAGTTCAGTCATGTCTTCTCGGGACACTATCACACTCGATCGTCTGATGGAAAAGTCTTCTACCTAGGCAATCCTTATGAGATGTTCTGGACTGATGTGAATGATACTCGTGGGTTTCATATTTTTGATACAGAAACTCTAGAGTTAACTCCTATCAACAATCCATATAAGATGTTTTATAACATTTATTATGAGGATACTCCGTATCAAATGTTTGACGCTACGGAGTATGAGAATAAAATTGTTAAAGTTGTTGTCCGTAAAAAATCAAATCCAAAAAACTTTGAGAAATTTATTGATAAACTCTATTCAGTAGGAGTTCAGGATCTAAAGATCATTGAGAACTTTGAAATTCAAGAGAGTGAAGATTTCGAAGTTGGTGAAGATGAGAACACTATGACAATCTTAAATAGATATATTGAGGAGTCTGAAGTATCTCTAGATAAGGATAAAATCAAAAATATCTTTCAGAGTATTTACAGAGAGGCGTGTGAAGTAGAGTAATGTTTCTTTTAGCAGTCAAAGACCGCAAAGATGATGGTGCTTATGCTGTAATTGACCAAAATGGAGATAAAGTTCTCTTTTTGTTCGAAGAAGAGGATGATGCCACTCGTTACGCCATGATGCTTGAAGAACAGGAAGATTCTGAAATGGACGTTGTAGAAGTTGACGATGCCCTTGCCATAAAAACTTGTAGGATGTATAATTACAAGTATGCTGTGATCACACCAAACGATATCGTTATTCCCCCTAAATTGAATGATAACCTTTCACAAGATTAAATGGAAAAACTTTCTCTCTACCGGAAATCAGTGGACAGAGGTTAACTTTCAAAAAAATAATACGAATCTTATTATCGGAACAAATGGAGCTGGCAAGTCAACCATTTTGGATGCGTTGACTTTTGTTCTCTTCAATAAACCATTTCGTAAGATTAATAAACCACAACTTCCAAATACAACTAATGAAAAAGATTGTTGTGTAGAAATTGAGTTTACTACAAATAATCGCCATTATCTTGTGCGTCGTGGTATCAAACCAAATATCTTTGATATTGAAGTGAATGGATCTCCACTGCACAAAGAAGCAGATGATCGTGCCAATCAAAAAATTCTGGAAGAAAATATTCTTAAAGTGAACTATAAGTCTTTTACTCAAATTGTAATTCTTGGTAGCAGCACTTTTGTTCCATTTATGCAGTTAACTACTGCCAATCGTCGAGAGGTCATTGAGGACCTTTTAGATATTCGTATTTTTTCTGCGATGAATGGAATTATCAAGGATAAAATCCGCACGCAAAAGGATCAAATAAAATCTTTAGAACTTAAGAAGCAAACTCTTAAAGAAAAAGAGCAGATGCAACGAGAGTTCATTGAAGAGCTAGAAAACCGTGGCAATGCCAATATTAATGCCAATAAAGAAAAGATTGTCAACTTAGATAAAGAAGTTGGTGTTTATATGGATGAGAATGCTCGAACAGAAGAGCAGGTATATTCTCTTACGAAAGAACAAGAAGAGGTTATTGGTGCTGGCGATAAGTTAGTAAAACTTAACAATCTTAAGGGTAAAATTTCACAAAAGGTAAGCACAATTACCAAAGAACATAAGTTTTTCGCCGAAAATACGGTATGCCCTACTTGTACGCAAACTATAGAAGAAGAGTTTCGGTTAAATAGAATTACAGACGCTCAAAATAAGGCAAAGGAACTTAAGGAAGGTTACGAAGAACTCGAAAACACTATCAAGTTCGAACAGGACAGAGAGCGTCAATTCACTGCACTTTCTCAGGAGATTACAAAGTTAACGCATGGCATTTCTCAAAACAATACTCGAATTAGCCTCAACCAGAGACAAATCAGAGATCTTGAGCATGAAATTCAAACTATTACCGAAAACCTTGCAAACCGAAATTCTGAACATGAGAAGCTAGAAGAGTTTAGAGAAAATCTCCAAAAAACATTTGAATACTTAGCAGACAAAAAACAGGAAATCGTTTATTACGATTTTGCCTATTCCCTACTCAGGGACGATGGCGTTAAGACGAAGATCATTAAGAAGTATCTTCCGTTCATAAATCAGCAGGTGAATCGTTATCTACAGATGATGGACTTTTATATTAATTTCCATTTGGATGAAGAGTTTAACGAAACGGTAAAATCACCCATCCACGAAGACTTTTCTTATAGTTCCTTCAGTGAGGGTGAGAAAATGAGAATCGACCTTGCCCTTCTCTTCACCTGGAGAGAAGTCGCTAGAGTCAAAAACTCCGTTAATACCAATCTGCTGATTATGGATGAGGTGTTTGATTCCTCACTTGATGGATTTGGAACCGACGAGTTCCTTAAGATTATTCGTTATGTCATTAAGGATGCTAATATTTTTGTGATTTCCCATAAGGCAGACCTTCATGACAAATTTGAAAGTGTCATAAGGTTTGAGAAAGTCAAAGGTTTTTCCCGTATGGTATCTTCACAGGCACAAGGAGAATGAACACCCCAAACTGGCAACACCATTCCAAGAAGGAGCAGAAGCGGAAACTGAAACCGCAAGCACTCCGACAAGCAAAGGCACGACTGATCCACTTTAAAAAGCGGCACATGACCTCCCCCAAAAAGGGAGGTTCTTCTGTATTATACGTTCATATGATTCAAGTCAAATGACCGTTCGCCACGAAATCAAATCTCAACTTGCCAAACTGCTTGCCACTGAAGATCTTGTGGTTGAGCACAAGAAAGTAGAGACTGCTCAGTTTAATGTTCATACTCGTGTTCTTACTTTGCCAATGTGGGAGAAGGCAAGCAATACCGTGTATGACCTGCTGGTTGGGCACGAGGTCGGACACGCTCTCTATACACCTGATGAAGATTGGTTGAAGACTCACAAGATTCCCCCGCAGTTTGTGAATGTGGTGGAGGATGCCCGCATTGAGAAACTGATGAAGCGTCGTTATGCTGGTCTTTCCAAGACCTTCTATAAGGGATATGGAGAACTTGCCGAGCAAGACTTCTTTCAGATTGCTGATGATGATCTGAGCACTTATAACCTTGCTGATAAAGTTAATCTCTATTATAAGATTGGTAATTTTGTAGATATTCCTTTTGAGGATGATGAAAAGGAACTTGTTTCCCTGATTGGAGAGACTGAAACCTTTGCCGATGTTCTGATTGCTGCAGAAGCACTTTATAAGTATTGTAAGCAAAAGCAGCAAGAAGAAACCAAGACTCCAATGGATTCACTTGAGTCGCAGAGTCAAGGTTCTAATCAACCTGCTTCTGACTTCTCTGACCAGATGGAAGGTGAGAATGACCAGCAGGAGCAACCTGGTGAGACTGATTCTTATGGTGGCACTGCCGAACAGGAGCAACAGAAACCTACTTCTTCTGGTGGAGAAACCAATGAAGAACCCGAAGTGAAAACTATGGAATCCCTTGAGGAAGCACTCAAGGACTTGGTTGACCAGAGTGGGCAAGAGAATGTTTACCTTGAGTTGCCCAAACTTGACTTGGATAAAGTTATTGTTCCTAATGCTGAAATCCATGATAAGTGTAAGCAATACTGGAATGCTTGGGTTGAAGAACGGGAAGTTTCCACCGAAGAAATCTTTGGTGAAGTTGATAAAAACTTTGTAGAGTTCAAGCGTTCGGCACAGAAAGAAGTCAACTATCTGGTGAAAGAGTTTGAGTGTCGCAAGGCAGCAGATTCCTATGCTCGTGCTACCACTGCCCGCACTGGTGTGTTGGACTGTACCAAACTTCACACTTACAAATACAACGAAGACCTCTTTAAGAAAGTCACCACTCTTGCCGATGGTAAGAATCATGGTCTGGTGTTTATCCTTGATTGGTCTGGTTCTATGAGTGATGTAATGCTGGATACTGTCAAACAACTGTTCAACCTTGTGTGGTTCTGTAAAAAAGTTGCAATCCCATTTGATGTTTATGCCTTTACCAGTGATTATCCTCTGGTAAAGTATGATGAGGATAACAAGGCAAATATCCGTGAACTTGCCTATACCAAGAAAGATGGTCTTGTTCAGGTTGGTGAATGGTTTTCGCTGATGAATATGCTCACCAGCAAGACCAATGTCAAAACTTTGGAAGAGCAGATGAAAAATATCTTCCGTCTTGCTTCTGCTTTCCGTTACAACTCTTTTGTCCGTTATAACATTCCTTATGGTTTGAGTCTTTCTGGCACTCCGCTGAATGAGACTTTGATTGCTCTTCACCAGATTCTTCCCAAGTTCCAGCAAGAAAACAAACTTCAAAAAGTTCAGTGTGTTGTTCTAACCGATGGTGAGGCAGCAATGCCAAAGTATCACCGTGAAGTTCAGCGCCGCTGGGAGGAAGACCCTTTTCTGGGCACTGGTTACATTGGACATAATTCTTTCCTGCGTGACCGCAAGACTGGAAATACCTATTCACTTGATTGTGAGTGGTATGAGTTTACCGATGTTCTCCTTCAAAATCTGCGTGATAAGTTTAAGGATATGAACTTCATTGGTATTCGTGTGCTTGAAGGTCGTGATGCTGGTTCTTTTATCCGCCGTTATTGTGGATATTATGGTCCAGACTTTGAAAAAACCATGAGCATTTGGAAGAAAGAAAAGGCATTTACGATTAAGAAGTCTGGGTATAATGCTTACTTTGGACTTTCAGCAAATGCTCTTGCACAAGACTCCGAGTTTGAAGTTGCCGAATGTGCGACCAAGACTCAAATTAAATCTGCTTTTGTAAAGAGTCTTAAGTCCAAGAAAATGAACAAAAAGATTCTTGGAGAGTTTGTGGAACTCGTTGCCTGATAAATATTTGAAAGAATTCTAATAAGTCTAATGAGTAGATTTACAGATTTGTTTCAGCAACCAGAACCAGTTGCCGAACCAGCACCAGAGCCTGTAAAGGAAGTAGTTGAAGAAAAGGTAATTCCCATTACCAAGGCTTCAAAGAAGAAAAAATTCACTATGGAGTGATAGACCACTTTCCAAACTGTCCACTGGGGGTCCTTGTGACCCCCTTTTCCGTATATAATAACTTCAGTTAAACAAAACCACTCAATGACCATTTCCGCTGACTACATCCGCACTTCTCTCCAAGCAGTGTATGGGGAGTCCGTGACTGCTGCTGATATTCGTGCCTGGTGTGCTATGAACGGTGCCAACTACCAGACTGTTACCAATAAACTCAACGATTACAAGACTGGTCGTGGTAAGTGGAACCTGACTATCCAGGAAGCACGAGAGCAGTTTGAGCAAGTTGTAAAAGCACCTGCCGCTATTCCTGCTATTGAGCAAAATCTTATCCCTGAAAAAGATGATACCTTCGTCAAGTTTGGTAACTTTGGTGATGTTCGCAAGATTATTGAGTCCCGTCTTTTCTATCCTACTTTCATTACGGGACTCTCTGGTAATGGTAAAACTTTCTCTGTTGAGCAAGCGTGTGCCCAACTCAAGCGTGAACTGATTCGTGTCAACATTACGATTGAGACTGATGAGGATGACCTGATTGGTGGTTTTCGTCTTGTTGACGGCAACACTGCCTGGCACAATGGTCCTGTGATTGAGGCACTTGAGCGTGGTGCTATTCTCCTGCTGGATGAGATTGACCTTGCTTCCAACAAGATTCTGTGTCTCCAGTCCATCCTTGAAGGTAAGGGTGTATTCCTTAAAAAGATTGGTCGCTGGGTCAAACCTGCCGCTGGTTTCAATGTGATCGCCACCGCAAATACTAAAGGTAAGGGTAGTGATGATGGACGCTTTATCGGCACCAATGTTCTTAACGAAGCATTCCTTGAGCGTTTCCCTGTGACCTTTGAGCAGTCCTATCCTGCTCCTGCGACTGAACAGAAGATCCTTGAGGGCATTGCTTTGGATCTGGGTATGGAAGACCGTCAGTTCTGTAAGCGCCTGGTTGATTGGGCGGACGTGATCCGCAAGACGTTCTATGATGGTGGTATTGAAGAAATCATCAGCACCCGTCGTCTTGTCCATATTATTCGTGCTTACAGTATTTTTAACGACAAGGCAAAGGCAATTCAGGTTTGCGTCAATCGTTTTGATGATGAGACCAAGCAATCTTTCTTGGAACTCTACGAT